TGAGAACAAAGACGGTCAGATGTTGGAGGATCAGTAATGCCTCTCGTCCCATTCGACGGCCAGCCGATCGACACCAGTACGGCTGTTGCTCCGCCCCCGCCTCCCCCGCCTCCCCCGCCTCCCCCGCCTCCCCCGACTCCCGGGGGTCCCCCCGCCCCGGTGTCAGCCAAATCAACCCTTGTCCCCTACGACCCCAACGCAGCCGGTGATTCTGGTTCCGATGGGTTGACCAGGGGCAAGAAGATTCTCGGCGATTTCTGGGACTCATTGACCTCGGAAAGCCCCAAGGAGATCTTGGCTCGTGGTCTAGGTCCGAATCTGGTCAAAGGCACTGCCCGCGTTTTCAATGAAGCCCGCAAAAAGCAGGGGCCTGAGGCACTCCAACTTCCTCCCCCTCCTGAGGGCATGCGGTACACCACCGATCAAGAATATAAGGACACGGGCCGCGCTCTGATCAAGGTCGAGCAACCGAAGGAATTGTCACAAGTCTTGATGCAGGCGAAGGATTTCGCGATCGCTCGGCCCGGGGCCACGGCGGCGGAGTTCATCAAGTCTATCGGGGCCGACCCAGAATTGCTGTTGCCGTTCGTCGGCGAGACCGGACTGGCTACCAAGCTCAGCCAAGTGGTAGGCCGTCTAGGTAAGCTCGGGGGTACCGCTGGTAGGGTCCTCGGTAAGGGAATCGAAGGGGCTGCTCTCGGGGCCGGTATATCGGGGGCTGACCAGTACTCGACGGGGCAGGGTGATGGTGCGGAGATAGCGTCCTCGGCGCTGATCACTGGCGCTCTATCGTCGTTCGTCGGGCTCCGGGCGGGTCATATTCCAGCTGCTGAGCGCGCATCCGGTAAGATTTCGGATGCGACAGCCGGGGAAATCCTGAACAGGTACGCCGAAAAGACTGGCGCAGAGCCCGACATCACCGTTGCTGATGTGAAGCGGATGATGCACGATGAACTGCACGGCGATGCAGACATCAAGGCTCGAGCGAGTGCCCAAAAGCTTCACGATATGGATGTGCCTGACGGAAAAGCCAAGAAGGCACTGGATAACCCACTGATCAAGCGCCATTACGATGAGATCACCGCCCGCCGCGAACAAGCGAAGCAGGCGTTCGAAGCTGATGCTAATGACCCGGCCAAGGCCCAAGCCGATCTTACCGCCCGCAAAGAGGAGTTGAAGCAGCAGCGGGCCAAGGAGCTTCAAGCGGTCAAGCAGCGCCAGATGGACGACGAGACCGCACTGAAGGCGAAGTGGGAGTACGAAGACGACCTGAACACCAAAAAGCAGGACGTCGAGAAAGCTTACCAGGTTGAATCCCTGTGGGGCGACCGGGCGACCCAAAAAGCCGAAGCCGCGAGCCGTGAGGCGCAACAGGCGAAGATCGATGAACTGGATAAGCTCGAACATAATCTACGCGGTGAACGGTCGCCACGTGGCCAATCGGGAAAGGCCGACCCTGAATTCCTGATGAAGCTGGCTATCCCCGGTGTCGGGGCTATCATGGCCATGAAGTTGGTCGAGGAAGATAAAGTAGAGGCGGCGATTGCGGGTGGTCTGGGCGCTGCTGCATTGACCTACCTCCCCCGATACCTTGAATTCATCCGCCGCGACTGGAAATCAGCGATGGCCGACACGGCTGGCGTCAGTATTGTGACGGGTCTGGGCGTTACTCTGGACAAGGATCACCCGGCTGAGGGTGCGATGCTCGGGATGTTGTACGGTGCGGGCAAGGTCCTCCCCAAGGCGATCGTCCCCCGCATCGGGAACATGAGCATTGACGACATCATCAATTTGCGGAATGGCAGCATCGCCGCCCGTGAGCGTGAAGTCGCGAATGTGGCCTGGGCCATCAAGACGGCTGTACCGGACCCAGTTCGTCGTGAAGCTATTTCCCGTGCCCTGGAGAAGAATGACCTGTCCGCCCTGTCTGAGAATGAAGTGAAGGCGGCCCAGGCGTACCGCCACTTCACCGAGGGCATGGGGTCGATTGCGATGGAATCGGGAGTTCTGAAAGATCTGGTCGAGAATTACGTCACCCACGTAGTCGAGAAAGTCGGACTGCCGACCACCCGAATCGACGAGATCATGGACGAGTTGTTCGCGGGCGATGCCAGCAAGCGGACGGGGGCCAGCGGTTCCAGTCCCAAGACGCCATTCGCGAAAGAGCGTCGGTACGACACGTTCGAGGAACTGCAGAAAGCGCTTGAAGGCACTGATTCCCGCATCAAGACCATGGACATTGCCGATATCACCCAAATCTACGGCGAGAGCATGGGCCGGGCGGTCGAAAACAAGATCATGATCGACAGCCTGAAGAGGGCAAAGGAACCGAAAGAGGGCGGCAGTCCATACATCGCCCCTTACGAATCGGCGCCCCCGGGATATATGACCATCAACAACCCCCAAATGCGGGGGCTCATGATTCATCCGGATCTAGCCAAGCCGATGCAATTCGTCCTTGAAGGCAAGTCACACAACGACCTATTGTCGGGTGCAGTGGCGCTGGCCACCGCTCAAAAGCGTCTTGCGGTCGGGTTCTCTTTCTTCCACGCCGCGAACCTGGGTAACGCTTATATCGGCGCTTCTGGTACGAAGTCGGTCTTCGGCAGGCAGGCGATCGATGCCGCACTGAATGCTTACCGGAATGGCGGGGCGGGCGACACTATCGACATGTTGTTGAAGAATGGCTTGCGGGTCGAACGTCCAATGGAAGTGGACCAAAACGCGTTGGCCCGGATCGGGGAATTGGCCGATTACGGCATCGAACGCGCCACCGGACTGAAAACCGCTGCGGGCGAACGAACCCTCGGTAGCGTCGAACGGGTGCAACGCGAAGTATTTGATCGACTTACCTGGGACTACATGCACACCGGCATGAAGTTAGCAGTCGGTATGCGAGAATTTGAACGGCTGACCCTGAAACACCCGGACGTACCGAAAGAGAAGATCGCCGCCCAAGTCGGTTCTTACGTGAACGACACCTTCGGCGGACTGGACTGGTATCGGGTCGCAACAGAGTCACAATCCCAACTGGGCCGCCGTGTTGGTCTTGCCGCATTGAACCCTCAGGCCCGCGTTTTCTTGCAACTCGGGATGTTCGCCCCTGACTGGACCCTTTCCACGTTCCGGGCGATGTACAAGGCATTGCCGGGGTCGACCGATCGGCCATTGACGAAGGAACTCCACCAGAAATACGTGATGCGTACCGCCGCACTGTGGATGGTGGCGATGAACGGCCTGAACATGCAGACCTCCGGCCACCCGATCTGGGAGAACAAAGACCCAACTCGAATCGAGTTCAAAGACGGTACCGGCATGCAGATGGCGAAGCACGCCATGGAAGGCCCGGAATGGCTGTTGCACCCTAGGCAGACGGCGTTGAACAAATTGGGTGCGTTTACCAAACTGCCATTTGAACTGGCTACCGGTAAAGAATATATCTCGGCGGATGGTGTTGCTCCGCCAATTGATTCACGGACTGGGCACATCATCAAGTCTATGGCCCCGATTGCCATTTCTTCGACCGCCAACAGTGACTTGCCGGTCGAAGAGAAGATCAAGCGGTCGACGATGGGTGCGGTCGGTATGCCGATTTATGGTATGACGGACGAGCAGAAGGCGGCGTCCCGCGAAGCCCGCAAAGAAGCGAAGAAGCGTAAGAAGGAACGGGAATGAACGTACTACTTGTTGATCGTGGTGGATACATGCTCGACTTTGCCTTGCGCTGCAAGGCTGCGGGGCACGATGTCCGTTGGTTCCTTGGCAAATTCAAGGATGGAGTACGGAACCCCCAAGGGGACGGCTTCGGATTGAACAAGGTCACGGCGTGGCACCCGTCGATGAAGTGGGCGGACCTGATCGTACTTCCCGACAACTCGGTATATATGGACGAACTGGAGCCATACCACCGGGCTGGGTACCCGATTTGGGGGCCGAATAAGGAAATCACCGAATGGGAAATGAACCGCGAGACCGGGGCTGAAGTCCTCCGGTCAGTCGGTATCAAGACCATCGAGTCGCACAAATTCAAGCGAATTCCTGAGGCCATGTCCTTCCTGATGGCGAACCCTCGGCGGTTTGTGTCGAAGGTGAACGACGACAATGACTCCAAGGCTCTGAGCTACGTGGCCAAGTCGCCAAAAGACCTGATGTTCATGCTCCAGAAGTGGGGAAAGATGAAAGCCCTAAAGAGCGAGTTCATCTTCCAAGAGTTCACCCCGGGTATCGAAGTCGCGGTCGGGGGCTGGTTCGGTCGTGATGGCTTCTCCAAGTACTTCCTGGAGAATTTCGAACATAAGAAGTTGATGAACGGGGAGATTGGCGTCAATACCGGCGAAATGGGTACCGTGCTGAAATACACGGAAAAGTCGGCTCTGGCTGAACACCTGCTCCGCCCCCTTGAAGGACATTTGTACCGTGCGAAATACAGTGGCTACATCGACGTTGCGGTCATCATCGCGAAAGACGGGACCCCGTATCCGTTGGAATTCACATCGCGTCCGGGGTGGCCCCTATTTGAGATCCAACAAGCGCTTCACCCCGATCCGTGCGCCTGGATGGCGAATTCGCTACACGGGATCGAATCCTTCCGTCCACTGACGAAAGTGGCCACCGGGGTCGTCATTACGATGCCCGATTTCCCATTCTGTGCCGCCCCCCGGGCTGAGAAGATGGGGTTCCCCCTCTACGGGTGGGACAAGATTCCCGGCAAGAACCTCCACCTATCACAGGTGATGATGGGCGAAGCCCCGGGTGATGACCTCAAGCCAGAGCCAATCCCGGTCACGATCGGTGAATGCGTCTGCACCATTTCAGGTACCGGCAACACGGTGTCCGAGTCCCAAGCTGCGGCTTACAAGAACGTGGACCGCATCGAGCTTCCGAATTCCCCGATGTACCGGACGGACATCGGGGATCGGATCAAGGACCAGCTTCCTGTACTTCAGAAGCACGGCTGGATGGAAGACTGGGAATACTAGGAGATAATCATGTGGCTCACTTTACTCTCAATGCTCGGCGGCGGAGTCCTCCGCTTAGTCCCATTCGTGATAGATATCTTCAAGCAGAAGACGGACGCCGACCACGAATATCGAATGACCCAACTGCAATTGCAGATCGACCAAGCACGGGCTTCACAAGCCATCGATCTGGCCCACGCCCAAGCGTCGATCGCTTCAGCAGCCGGTGAAATGCAAGCATGGTCTGACGCTATAAAGGGCCAGTCCGAAAACACAGGCATTCATTGGGTTGATGCGGTCAGCAAGACAGTGCGGCCATTCTTGACCTATTATTGGTGCATCCTGCTGTACGGGTCAGCAAAAGCTATCCAGATCTGGGTTGCCATCCAAGAACATGTGACGCTATCGGCGCTGGTCCCTATTCTGGTGACCGCATTCGACCAGCAGGTCATTGCCGGCATGCTAGCTTTCTGGTTCGTCGACCGTGCTATCTCTAAGATGGCTGGAGACATCTGATGGTGTCGCGGATACTGGTGGCGCTCATAAAGCGCTTCGAAGGGTGTCGGCTCCACACATACCTGTGCCCCGCTGGAGTACCGACAGGGGGGTGGGGAAGTACCGGCCCGGATGTGAAATTGGGGCAGGTCTGGTCCCAAGAGTACGCCGATGCCCGGATGGAAAAGGATGCCATGACCTTCCAATCAGCGACCGTGATGATGTGCCCCACAGCGGACACTGAAGGCCGGGTTGCCGCGCTATCCGACTTCGCGTACAACCTCGGCTTAACCCGCTTAAAAGCATCGACCCTCCGTAAGAGGGTCTTGGCTCGGGACTGGAAGGGCGCCCGCGTCGAAATCAAGAAGTGGAATCGTGGCGGGGGTCGGGTGTTGAAGGGTTTGGTACTTCGCCGGGAGGCGGAGGCGAATCTTCTGTAGTCATTCCCCTGAGAGCGGGGCAGCTACAGCACGTTACCTCAAGCCGCACGGCTTCAAAGATAGGTAGGCACGGACACCCGTACATTTCTTTGCAAGTGTGCCCGCTTCCATCAATTGTCATGGTCGACCTCCTTCGGAAATCGAGTGGCCTTACTCGCCGCTTCCACGGCTGACCACATATGTTCAATAGCATGGCTCTTGAGGTCGTAGCAATAGGTATTCCCTTGCCAAGACTTGTTGGGGCGCTTCTTCTCGAACCCGATTTCCTTCAGGCACCGCAGAACCCGGGCGGTGTCGACTGAAGTCTGACGGGCGGTATCAATACCGAGGGTGATTCCCAGTATCGCACCGATCGAACCCAGTCGGACGAGGCTGTTGCCAGTGGGGACGCCATTTGCGTATTCAGGCACCATGTGCCATACCAACCCAAAGGCGTCCGGGTCGGTCATCGAGTACCGGATTTTTTCGAACCATGGTTCCGAGTTTTCGACTGAGATTTGCCTGGCGGCTTGCTCTTCGGCGACTTCTTCTCGGGGGACGGTGTACCAGTCTTCACCATTGTCGTAGGCTTCAACGGCTTCTGCCCAAAGCTGGTCGACATCTTGTTGGAGGAGATCAGTGCGGACTGGACCGCATTCTCCGACGATAGTTGGCCAGAAGCGGCGAGCGCCAGAGGCGTCTGCAATATACGGGGTACCTTGCTCGTTCGTTGTGCCGAGGAAGACACTCGTACGGGGATAAGCTCTCGTATCTCTTTCATATGCCAGCCTTTCGTCGTCTACCGTTGTTGTGAGTGTCGCCTTGAGCGACTCCGCGTCGGCTCGGCGCATCGTCGCCAATTCCGACATTTCCACGATCAGCTTGCCGATGATTGCCGATACCATGTCCTTCTTGCCGTTCGGCCCCCGCAGATGGCCCGAATACTCGGTGTAGAACTGTCCACCCAGAATGCGCGCAGCCCTGGACTTGCCGATACCCTGCTTGCCCTCAAAGATCAGCATATGGTCGGCCTGACAGCCGGGGTCGATGCCTCTGGCAGCCGCAGAAATCAGCCATTTGCGACCAATAGCGCGGGTATATGCGTTGTCGGCAGTTCCCATATAATGGGGCAACCAATCGTCGAGGCGTTTGACGCCATCCCACTTCTTCGCCTTGAGGTACGCCCTCAATGGGTTGCAGCGGTATTCCTCCGCCAGATGTTTGATCACCTGACCGGCGTGGGTCTGCTTCACCCATGAATCACCCGCACTGTGAAATTTAATCATCAAAGAAATCTCGTCCGCCTCACAGGACCGGGGGCATTCCACATCACCAACTGGACCAATCCGGATGCGGTGATCAAAGTCGGCGATCCAATACATCGGAACTATTCCCTCCGCTTGAAGGGACCTGACCCGATTGATAATCCCAACGATGTTTCCTTTCTCATTGTTTTCGCCGATGGTTTCACGTAAAAACCGCCGCCGCTCAGTCTTGAGGAGGTCTTCAAGGAAAATGACGCGGGCTCGTGTGCATTCCTTCTTGAGGGTTTTGATAATGCCTGCAAGCTTTTTGCCGGTGGCGCTGGCTGACTGGATGAGTTCGGGGTCAATGTCATCTGAATCACCGTCACACCATTCTTTGAGACGGGCAAAGATGACGTCGGGATCTTTATACGTCGGGTCGATTTTTTCACGGAATTCCTTCCACCGATAGGCTGAACAGGAGTTGTGCAGGCACCGGAATATTGGGCGGTGATTGACCAGCCCAACCATCGGTTCCTTGTGGTTGTGGTCGAACGGGCAGGACGAAATCGTCCACTTCTGGCCTTCATTACCGAACATGGGGCGGGGGCCACTGACCACCGTCTGACCTCGGTCGGCCAGCCATTTCACCATGTCGGCGATGAATTCGCCGGTCATGTCCTTGAACTCGTCGGACTTCGCATCCCTCAGGGGGCGGGCGACGTTCTCGATTTGTTCGCGGGTGACGATCTCAATCGGATCAGGTATGCTTGTCAACTGGGCGACCCGGTGCGGACGCTCCTCAGTTGATGACCCCTTCATGCTCAGAGTGCCGTAAATCTTCCAGACCCGGGATGCATTGAAGACCGATACGTCCACCGACACCTTTTGGTCGGAGAAGATCGACGACAGCATCTTGGTCGCGTACTCAACATCAATTCTTGCCGCGTCATCATTCGGCATATCGATTCGGTACATCAAATGCCAGCCGTTCCCGCTGCATCCCTGCATGGGCTTCGGCCACCCGATGGTGGTCAGCCATTCAGCTAACTCCAGAGCGCGAACCCGAGCATTCTCTAGCTCACCATCAGTTGAAGATATCCCCGTGGGGCGGACGGGATCGAAATCCAGGAGGAACCAACGTCGGCGCTCAATCTCGGCGTCGGTCGTGGTGACCTGTGAAATCGCTATCTTGTTCTCCATCCGGGCCAACAAGGATGGCTGGACCGGGTTCACCGTCGCGTAGATCGACTGATGCTTGCCGTTCTCCTTCCCGATGAAGATCGCCGCCTTGGCGGTGTCATTGAAATAGCCGCTAAGCGTACCCGCCTTGGTCTTGGGGATACGGACTTCGAATACTTCTCCAGGTTCGTGAATCTGGTCCAACACATTCTTGATCAGAATGGTCGGTTTCACATCTTTGTACGGACTGTCCACAGAATGCTCCTATTTGTTATGGTCGACAACTGCCTAGGGAGGACAGACCGCATGAGTGAAATGTGAAATGCTAGTGTGGCGCATTTGAGGAGTTCCCCTTTGGAGATTGATTCGAGGAATCGGTGACGATAGCGATTGTGCACAAGATAGCAATCATCGCCACCACGAAGAAGTAGATGCGAAGGAACCCTTTCGCCATGACTTTCAAACCATCGGAATTGTGAGGGTTCGAGTGTGAATTTGAGTAAAGAGTTTTCTTTTTCATGGCTGACAGCTTTTAGTTCAAGCCACCCGGTCTCATGGTCATCACCTACCATAACGTACGACATGTCCGGGATACCTGGGTTGAGGTTATTCTCAACATGGATGGAGGGCAACCATGTGCCCGCCATCCGCTTAGTGATCTCCTTCCTGAATTCAAGCTCAAGTTTATTCACGGCACCATGTACTCCGCAATGCACTGGTTGACATGGGCCACCACCACTGACGGGACGTTATTGATCATGTCCTGGATCTTCAAGTTGAGTTGAGCGCGCAACCCTTTTTCAGCGTGCTTCGCCGTGGTACCGATACCATACAAGGCGATGAACCGGATGCCGTCAGCCAAATCACACAGCTTGACCAGCATCTTGATGTCGGGTGTGTTCGTCACGAACCGTCTGAACACGGTGGGCGTCGCATTGGTTTCCAGGTCGTCCATACCCTTGACGAATTGCTTTGTGGGGGTGGGGAGGTCCCCCAACAGCACTTCACCGATGTCATGTACCAGGGCGGTGGCCACCGCGATCGAATAGTTACCGAAGTACATCTGCGGACAGGTGACACTGATATAGCCCGCCAGCATCGCCACGTTCGCAGAATGCTCGGCCAATGTCTGCTGGCGATAGGTGTCGACCAGATGCCAACGCTTGGTGGACTGGAAGCGCTTGATGACTTCAACAGCCTGCTCACGTGGATTGGTCGTTGCGAAAAGTGAATCGAAGTTCATGGTGTCTTCCTGTGTTGCCAAGTGTTAGTGGATGGGTCGTAATCCCACTCACGGTCCATCAGAATGGTGAGCTTCCTGTTGATAGCCTCGTGCAGGTCGATACGCTTCCGGGCGGCGTAGTCCAAGAACAGGATAAACACATCGGCTACCTCATCGGGGTCGCCATGGGATTCGATGACTTCAGCGAGTTCGCCGTACAACTTGAGGTACATGCTGGCATCGGTGCGATTCGGGAACAGCTTGTCCGCCATTGCCTTGCACTGTTCAGCCATTTTATTGATATCAGCCATGGCGCACTACCGAGTTGAATTCGTCGATCGTCAAGATCTGGCTGTCGTCGGGGCCGGTGCCGATCCATTCAACCTTGGGTGGGTTCATCGCCTTGGGGTGGAACCCCTCAATGCGCTTGATCAAAACAACAAGATCCTCGGCCGAGTGCATGTAGTTGGCGAAATTGAGGAAGATCCGGGTGTTCCAGTACCCGCCGCAGTGCATGAGCGCCGAATCCAGCTGCTGTTCACTGAATGTGAAGATTCGGCGCGGCAGCTTGGTGACGGTGGTCAATTCAGGCTCGACGCCGATATCCGCCCAGTCGATCTCGATCTGGTCATTGTAACAAGGCCCGGAACTACCGTCACGATTGTTGACGCGAATCGGGAACGTGCGGAGCGTGCCGATCACTTCAATGTAAGGAGCCCAACGGAACGGCAGGCCACAATCCGCCGCGATCTGCCAAGGCGTCACATCCCTGGAAGTCGTATACGGGTACTGACCATGATACATCGAGAGGCTAAAGCCCTGCGCGCCCTCGATGATGACGTTCCGGGCACCACAGACCGCTTGGTCGTATTCCTCTGGCGTGACCACGTAACGGGAAAGGCCGGTCCCGCGCAGACGATTCTTGGCCACGTTGGCCGCGTCCGGGCGGCGCCTGATACGCTCAATGAACGCGTCACCGACACCTTTTGCCGTGGAACCCATTGCAGTCCTGCCGTCCGACTGTTCTTGTTCAGCGTGGTAATCTTCGACAATCGCGGCATGGGAGTGAATCATCAGGCGCTTACCGTGCATATACGCACCGTAGCGTAGTAATTCGTCCTGTAAAGTCCGCACGTGGATCGCTGAGCCCGGGCCGAGCATGACATTCTTCACCGTGTCGCTGATGATCGAAGTCGGCAGCTGTTGGGTCATCATTTCGATGTGCTGCGAATTGTTGATATACGTATGTCCCGCGTTGGTCGCGAACGCACAGATCGCGGTATCGTAGTTGTTTCGGTTGGCGAGATATCCCGCAATCAGGCCCTTGCCGGTGGACCCATATTGAAAGTCCATGATCATGTCACACTTATGCATCGCAGTCTCCTAGAAAATGGGTTTCTGGCCCACGGGTTGAAAATCGGCTTTGGGAAAGAAGTGCCACCGGAAGCCCATCAAGAGGCTTCCATGTTTGAGCCTGATATCATCAAATTGAGCCATCACGGTGGTCTCGGTGTTGATGATAAGCAAAGTTGATTCGACGTCCGCCTCTGTGACTGGGCGGAGTTCGGCTGTCTTGCCTTGAAGATTGGGGATCTTGCCCACGTACTCATATTTCATACCATACCTTTCTCATTTTGATGCCTCATACCAATTAGGGCCGTAATCAGCAGACGCGGTAATTGGTACCCGCATCTTGATCGGGGAAGTGTCAGACATGAAATCGGTGTATCGCTCAAGGATAGCCTTCTTGGTCCGCGGATCGTCTTGGCGAGCCGACACACCAATTTCATCGTGACAAGACATCATCAGTCGGGCGTCGAGCTTCTCCTCTCGGATGGCTTCATCGACCATGACCAGTCCATACTTGTGAATGTCGGCGGCATACGCTTGGTAGAGCAACCCAGCTGCCTTGTGAGCGCCAAAACCGCGAGGAAACCGCAAACGACGACCAATAGCAGTACGAACAAAGTGAGTATCTTTTGCCACATTTTGAGCCTTCTCCATGAATTGCTTAACGGCAGGTAGTTTACGATGGTAACTGCTGAAAATAACGGATGCCTCATTTCCCGGGAGGTAGACCATCTTGCCCCGGGATTCCTTGACTTCATACGGCATGTTCATCATGAAGGCGAGCTTCCCTGGTCCCGCTCCGAATGATAGACCGAGGTTGATCTGCTTCGTGTTGGGGGCCCCGGCGTACGGGGCGTTGCGGGGAATGCCGGTCATATCTGACACGACTTGATGGTAGTCAAGGTCCGGATCTTCAGCATAAGCCCTGATGATGGTCGGGTCGTTCTGAAGATGAGCACCGCATCTGAAATCGACCTGTGAATAGTCCGCGCAGAACCAATCGTACTCGTAATCTGGTAAGAACATCGCACGCAAAATCTGCGCATTGTCCTTGTCGCGCTTCGTTATCTGCTGAAGGGCCGGGTCCGAGGACGACAGTCGCCCCGTGATTGTCCCGCGATCCGCGTCATTTCGCGTCTGGTTGAACGTGGTGTGAACATAGCCATCGATGTCAGCACTTCCAATAACGTGCCCCTTGACGAAGGTATCTCGGAGCTTGATGACTTTTCGAAGATCCAGTATTTTCGCGGCGAGGGGATGTGAAATCTCCCGCATCGCATGTTGATCCATGGAAGGACCTTTACCGCCTTTCGTCGGACCCACAATGGTTCCGTCGATAAGCTGCCACTGGAATTTGTTAAGTTGGACGGGGTTGAAAAACTCCCGGATCTGTTTCGGAGAATTAACATTGATGTTCCTTCCTGAAATGTCGACGATCTCTCTCGTCAGGTCCAGTTCCCGTTGGTCGAGAACTGGGATAGCGGCGTGGGCGGCTTCGAGATCAACACGTATCCCGCCCCAAGACATGTCAGCCAGCACGGGGATCAGCCGCGACTCCAAGTCAAGTACCTTGCGCAGGTCTTGCTTATCGATCTGGGGGGCCTGGGCCAAATAGATATCGAAGGCATCCCGTGCGTCGGAGCTACCGTACGCCGTCACCATGCCGGGCGGCGCAGCGTCGAGGGCGGCGAGTACTGCGCTGTGACTATCCAGGCCCATGGCGGCCATCATCCGGTCCAGGTGGTAGTGCTTCTGTGAATCAATACCGTTATATCGACAAACGCTGAACAGGTCGTAAGTCATCCGGTGTTCGTCAATAAGACACTCGGTCGTCATCGTACAATACCACTGGCATTGCCGGGGATCAATGCCGAGAGCCCGTGTGCATTGCAGGTCGAACTGGGCGAAATGGGCGACTACCGTGCGTCCAGGTAGGGTATCCTTCAGCCAGTCGATCACCTTCGGGTTCGTGCGCAAATCCCAATACCCTTGACCACCGGCCGTCGCCACCGCCACGCCCAGGACCCTGAAGTCGGGATTCCAGTAGTCCAGGCCGGAGGTCTCGTAATCTAAAGCAATTACCCCGTCATGTACGGGGATGTTCGGGAAATGACCAAGAGTATTGAAATCTATCATAACTATCTAAAAGGCCCCCGGCAGGCAACTGCGAAGTAATCCACCGGGGGTAAAAGCCGCAAAAGCGGCCACAGGGAGGAGGTTAATCGTCTGTGTTGTGCCACTCAGCACGGGCTTGGGGGACCATCATGTGACCCCCCATCTTGAGTGGCGGGGTCGGGAGAAGCTCGATCTGCAGCACGACGTGTGCTTCCTTGGCCTCGTTGACCAATGCCTGCAGGCGCAGACTGAAGTTGTCCACGACGTCCTGGGTCGCTTGTGCGCCTTTCACGATCAGACCTCCCCTCGTTCGCTGGTCTCGCTGCCTTCGACGTCACCAACGGTCTCGTGGGCGACCCGGAAGTCCTGAGTCTTCAGAACCTCGTAGAGCGCTTCGGCCTGTTCATAAACGGCCTTGGGGGCGAACCCGGCGGGCTGGACAACGAAGTTGAAGAACTTCTGACCCTTCTTGTTCTCGTCCTTGAACGTGGTCAGCTTGTAGACCCGGCTGAACCGGTCGCCCCCGGCGATCTGGATCATGGCGTTCCACTTGCGGGATACCTTGGCCTTCGTCTTAGCCATGGAAATCACGATCTGCTCAACCGTGCCGGCAGGGTCGATGCGCAGGCCGTATTGTACCGGCGTATCGACGATCTCGATCAGGTCGGGGTCTTCACCACCGGCGATGACCTCGGCGCGACGCGCTTCGGCTTCCTGCATCGAGTTGAACGAGCCGAAGAAGCCGCCGCCCTCGTTCTGGTCCTTCCAGATCAGGTATTCCAGGCGGAAGTAGACAGGTACGAAATAGGCCATGTCACCGATCACTTCTTGGGTCACCGAGTTGAACAAGTAGCCCTCCTTGGCTTCCTCGTTCGATTCCTTGATCGGGCTCAAAGCCTGGACGATCTCCAGGCGAGGGAGAACCATGTCGGTCGACTTGACTTCCTCGGATCCCCGAGCGACGCCCTGCTTCATGTAGTCGGGGACTTCCTGCGAGAACGCGACTGCGTTGTCTTGCCTGGTCACGACTTCGGTTGCGGTTTTCTTGGTAGCCATGTAACATTCTCCGATAAGGGCAGTTAAAATCCCCGCTGCTGAGCCCTAATTCAGGATAGCGGGGGAGGGGAAATCAGGCCTTGACGATCGACGCCCGGGTGAATGGGGTCACGCTGAAGATGTCGTCAGGGATATCGACGCCTTCAACGATCTGGCGGCGGAAGAGCGCCTTCAACGACGATGCGTTGTACGTATCCTTGATCATATCGGAGTAGCCGCAATCGCGGAGCCATTGCATCGCGGCGTCCTTCTGACCTTTGCGGGTCGATGCGTAAATGTCCGGCGCGGTCTGGACCCGGCCGATGCCGTTGAAGGTGGCTGTCTTGACCTCCAAGCTCTCCATCAACTCGGGGATCTTCTTGAGCCGCAGATCGTCGAGGGGGATGCGGACATCGGCAGCCTGTGCCTTGATTTGCAGAGCCTTGGCCTGGAGTTCCTTCATGCGGATACACAATTGACGCAGGGTCTCCATGTCGCCGGTCATGGGTTCGCTGTCCTGCCGGTCGTCGACCATCATTTCTTGCGGGATCGCGCCCAAGAACAGAATGGCGGTCTCCAGGACGTCGGCCAATTCGAACATTTCTGCGTCGCGCAGTTCTTCGATACCGGCAGCGAGTGCCATCAGCAAGGACTCGTATCGGGTCATCGTCAAATTAGACATGCTACTATCTCTCCTATCAAACGTTGAGGGGAACCGGAATCTCATGATCAAACCCGGTGATGCGATACCGGTTCTCTTCACGGCGCCACACGAGGAATCGGGGCACCTTGCCTGCGCGCCCCATGATCCAGCCGACCATCAAAATGGCCATGGGCTGGCCAGTGGTGATGATGTAATCCGCCATTTCATCGTACTCATGCACGAATTTGACGACATCCGTCTTCCACTGATCTTGCACGCTCGACCGGCCATAGACCGGCAAATCGTGCGTGGTGATGAAATGCAGGTCTCCGAATCCCAGAGCCTTCGAGTAATCCATCGGAATCGGGCCGATGTCGCCACGCAACATCTGCTCTTTGATGACCCACACCTTTGGCTTGTTCATAATAAAATCCTATCTGCGCTATCGATCCTGATCAGTATACCATGGCCCGGGGGCCGTGTCTATCCCTCTTCAGGACTTTTCACCTAAAAGCAGGTCATCCATCGACACCCCCGCCGCGATGCGGGTCATGATGTACTCTTCGACCGACATCTTGTACTTGATGGATTCCAAGATCACCGAATCGACCGACTTCTCGCCGACGATATCGACGACGGTTACCGTATTCTTCTGGCCAATCCGATGCGCTCGGTCTTCAGACTGTGCCCGTTCAATGTAAGCATCAGTCCCCGAATAGTAGACCATCACATCATTCTCACCCGAAATCAGGGTGATGCCCAGACCCGCCGCCACCGGGTTGCCGATGAAGAACCGCATCTTCGGATCAGTGCAATATCGATCCTCGATGTCGGACCGGGCATTCATTTCGGTCTTGCCGTAATAACACTCGACTGACTTAGGGCCGTATTTCTCGGCCAGTCGATCGCGGATGTACTCGATCTCATGGACGAAGCTGGTCCAGATGATGAACTTACTTCCACGGAAGTTGTCCTCGATCATGTCGAATAGGGCGTCCATCTTGGGATTAACCTTCAGCGGCACTAGGGTGGTTTCGACCCACTCGACCTCAACCCCGTCGATCTCCTTGTACTTCAATTCGCCTTGAGGCAACCAGCCCCCCACGATCTGGCGGCAGCGCAGGCGCTTCTCAAGTGAATTCGTGACCTTGATCAGCGGGGCGGTCGGGTCCTTTATCGCGCCTTTGACGACAACCCGGATGAGCCTGCGCTGTTCTGGTGTCAACTCGACGAAGATCTCCTTCATCATCTTGTCGGGTAAATTCAAGACATCCTTGCCGACTTCCACGGTGTAAGGGATGATCATGTTCATCAGTTCATCGACGTGTTTGTAGCCGATGATCTGTTTATCCTCGTACCCTCCCATTTCGAGGTACCGGGTCCTGAATGCCCAGTAGTCCCCCATGCCGATGATGTTCGGGTCGAGGAATTCATACTGGGACCACAGGTCCTCGATGCCTAAGGCGATCGGGGTGCCATTCAATATCAGACGCCGATGAGAACACGCCCCGATGGTGATGACACGCTCGGTGCGCTTGGCCTTCGGATTCTTGATGCGGCTGCTCTCGTCAACGATGGTGAGGATGCGCTTGCCTTTCGAGAAGAACCCACAGACCGAATCATAAAGCCCCTCGGATACGCCTAGACCCTCGACCGATACGGCCAGCACTTGAAGGTGGTCCCGGGGAGTGGCATTATAGAATTCCGTGATCCACGGAGCTTTGGTCCCATGGATTTTGAGGTCATATCCGCCCGTCGCGTACTTCTCGAATTCCTTAGCCCATGTACGGCGCAGGGTCGATGGAGCGATGATGCAAACAGCATCAATCTCCCCCGCCTTCCAGGCAGCGAACATCATGTGAATGGCGGTGTACGTCTTGCCCGTTCCCATCTTAGCGAACCAAGCAGATGCTGTCAACCCCCACGACAGGTCAAGCATCTTCTCCTGGTGCTTCATCGGCGTGTACTTGATCTTCGACTCGGTGAAATCGTAGACATGGCCGGGAAAAGGGATGTAGACCGGCCCCGATGTCAGACGCTCACTCTCCCGGATCGCATTCATTGCTGCCGGGTTGAAAGCGAATTCGTACCGATGCTTGATCTCGTCGATGTGAAGTATGTTCCCCTTGACGAGCGGGACCTTCCAGGTCTTGGATTTCGGGTCAAACCGACGCGATGGGAACCCCCGCATCGCGTCGGCCAGATGGAAGGGAGATTTCATCGAGAGACGTCGGGTCTTCTCGTCGTAGGTGACTTCAATGGTGTTGTTCATGGATGGGGCTTTTTAGTCATAGTCCAATTTGGCCACGGAAATCGAACACGCTCGGGACCCGCATCTTCTTACGTGCCCGACATGCCTTCATCTTCTCAGCGTTCGTCATCCGTTGATAGGCGATCTCGTTGCGGGGCTTGTGGGTGGTATAAACCCACTGGGCCTTCTCACGGGTGGCGCTCACCTTATCGCGCTGGAATATGTACCCATACTTGACTAGACGCGAAATAGTGGTCGACAGATGGTGGCGGGCCTCGACCTCGGGCAGTTCTACTCGAAGGCCATTGATCGTTATCCCGTCACGCCCTGCCCCGTGGACACATAGCAAGACCTTGTGAAATGCGGTACCGAATCGCAAGAATCCTTGCGGCAGGCCGGGGTTGTTGTTGAAGGTCTTATCGGAGACGGAGACCCGTTTTGGCTTGGTGCGACTGGGACTGGTCATGGTTTGACGTCCTGATACTTGATGATGTTGATACAGCCGGAAGGCTCACGCGCCCACATGCCGTCCGTGTCTAACTTCTCGATCTGAACCCACTGGCCTACTCGATCCACGTACCACATCGAAGGGTCAGGGCAGCGCCGGATCAGAACACGAAAGTCCCTGTCCAGCCACCGGTAAGCTTCACGGAGCTTCTGGACGTCGGCGTGTCTCATTGCAGGTTACCTCCTATGTTCGGCGTCTTGTGGCGCGGCCGGCAATGGGCGCCAGTCCGCATCGCCAGGATCGCCATCACTCAATCCCGACATGCACGTCTCACCGAACTCGCGCTTGCCAACCGGGCGCACCATCATCGGCGTCCCGTCATCGTGCAGCGCCACGCCGTCGCACACGGTGTCAGTGTCCGCCCCGTATTTGATGTTGTCGCCCTTGTAGAGAAAGAAGTACCGGCCGTTCACGTACACGCCCAGTTCTCCAAGGTCGTTCACTACCCACTTCACGCTCTCTTTGCTCATCGTCGCTCCTCTCAGTTTTCATCCACACGTCTAACTGGTCGCTCAATGCGACCTCCTACGGGCCTGCGGCCCTATGTCGGCGCCTTAGCTCCAACGATACGCAGCACATATGGTACTATGTCCTGCTCGCCCGTCGCATTGGCCTCGGCTTGCGCTGCCTTGACAACTTCAGCCAGAGCAGTCGGGTTTTCGGTTTTTACTGTCAGCAACAAGCCGCCGCCCCACGCCCCCGGCATCGGCCCCTTATCGGTGAATACGTAGCCCGATTGTTTCAGGTGACGCTCAAAGATCGAGAGCTTCCACGCCTCGACCACGATACCGACCTCGTACATGGCGGTCTCCTTAGTGTGTGATCTGGAAGCGGGCCTTGAACTCCCCGCAGGCGGGGCGATTCTGCGCAACAATGACATCGACCGATACCGGGGTTGGCGTCGGTTGGGACTGGCCCCCTTGCAGTATGTTCGGGGCTGGCATCACCATCAACAGGTGAGCGGCGGGCGGGAACCGGAAGCACAGCCCCGAATTCTCGGCTTGCTTGTGCAGGTAGTAGGTGCACGAATGGCACGTGTCTTTCTTGTTCATGATATGCGACCGATCAAAAATGCTACGAGGGAGACGACGACATAAAACACCACCCACTTCAGGATGGGCAGCGGGCGGTGAAACAAGATTTCCGGATTCCCCACGATGAACTGGCACTCGGACAGCTGGCGCGGCGCTTGCAGATTCGACTGTTTCATGGTTTATTCCTATCAAGGCTATGAAGGTGGCACCTTACGGGTGCCATTCGCTTCTGATCGCTCCACCTTCGAAGTCAGGGCGAGGAGACCAATCCTCCTGACTCCAGGCCCGAAGAAGGCCCGTCACCCCCCACAGGGTTACTTGGTCTTACCGGCGGCCTTGCCGGTGCCCTTGGTCGGCGGCACGGGAGGAGCCAGCTTGGTCGTCGAACTGATCGCCGCGACGGCAGCAGCTTCCTTGCCCTTCTCGGCGGCGGCTTCCTGGGCCTTGACCTTGGCTTCCTCCTTGGCCTTGACATCGGCAGCCTTCTTGGCTTCCTTCTCGGCCTTGATCTTGGCTTCCTCCTTGGCCTTGACATCGGCAGCCTTCTTGGCTTCCTTCTCGGCCTTGATCCGGGCCTTCTCGGCAGCGGCGGCTTCAGCGGTGGCGTAGCCGTTGGCGTCACGGATCTCGATCACCTTATCGATGGTCAGATCGCCTTTCTTGATCGCGCCACGCATGCGATTGCGGAGGTTCATGGACTGCTGGCCGATGTTCAAATGTGCATATTTGTTCTCGGTCAGGCCCAGTGCGGCGAGACCGAGAGCCACGACATTCGCCACCGGCACGGCATCCAGGGCCATCGCCAGTTCATCATTGCAGCGCAGTTGGCCGGTCATAGACTTGACATAGGCGCCAGCCTTGACGCGTTCGGCCAGCGACAACATCGAACCGACGTAGTTGCGGCCAGCGGCCTTCAGTTCTTCGGCACGGGCATCGCGTTCGGCCTTCTTGGCGGCGGCGGCTTCGGCACGGGCCTTGGCAGCAGTGGCGCGCTCTTCAGCAGACACCTTGGCGGCGGCTTCGTGTTCGGCCTTCTTCTTGGCCTTCTCGACAGCCGCTTGTTCGGCGGCGACGATCTTGTCGTTCAGGGCCTTGGCCTTGGCTTCGGCGTCGGCCTTCTTGGCGGCGCCATCGGTGGCGTCGGTGGTGGTGGCGGACTTGCTCATGATGAATTCCTTGGAAGTGGTTGATGAAAACAAAGCGGGATCGAGAATCTCGATTTTACTGCGGGGTCAGACGTGTGTCAACCCCCCTTCAGTTCCTCGCCCGTGACCTTGGTCTTGCCCGCTTCAATCGCAGCCTTGACCAGTGCCCGGTACGCCCAATATTCCTCTTCGGTCGCCAGCGAATAGGTGACACGTAAGCCGCGTTCCTTGGCGGTCTTGTTCATCCTCTCGATGGACTTTTCGGGAGTGCTCAGTTGCTGGATAGCGGTAGCGATCCAGGAGGGCTGATCAGCGGAGATTATCTTCACTCGGATTTGCTTGAATGATGGCATCTTCTTGACTTTCGTAGGGGGGCTATAAGAGAACATGTCCTTGTCGGACACTTTACACTTCCAATCATGCCCGCATTTGATACATGACGCGATCCACCCGGTCGATGATTTCGATAACCAATGCCTCCAGTGCAGCTTGCACTTCGGGCACGTGCGATCGAGCTTGACCGGGCGCTGGGACATGGCTTACCGCCGACATTCAGCGGTGAAGCAGCCGTGATGTCCCTTAGGCGGGGGGTCTTCACCCCCTCCACATCCGGTGAGCCAGAACAGCAGACCCAAGAGCATGATCACCAGGATGATGTCGACCGGGTGAAGTGGGTCCTTCTTCGGCAGCAGGGGGTCGTGCTTCATTTCGGCCCCAGTACCGCACGGGCGGCGTCCCAAGCCTTGGGCTTACGTTCATTGTAATCCGCCTCGAGGTCGAGCAAGTCCTTAGGGAAGACGCGGGTCACCGAGCACGGCCTGCGCTGCCGGACACGTAGGCATTCGGCCTTCATGTCCTTCAGGATCACCAGTTCACGCAGGGCATCCTCAGCATGCTTCACACGCTGAGCCAAGCCTTCCAACAGTTCAGCGGCACGCGCTATGAATGGGTCACCATCTTGCTGGTTCTCAGTCCAGAGATCTTCGGGGGCCGGGCCGGACTCGACCATTTCCCGTAACACCTTCGCAAGCGCTACAGGCTCATCGGCACGTAAGTAATTCATCTCACTGCTCCATTTCGCGGATGATCAGGGACGCGGCGGCGGCTTCGATGTCGTTATCGACAAAGATCCGGCCATGGCCGTCGAGGGTATTCTGGTACGGCAGGCGGGCATAGTCCACAGACTTCTGGCCCCCGAAGCGCACCGTATGCAGTTTGCGCTGGCCGAAGAGTTCACCCCCCTTCTCGACGGTGACTTCACCGTCCTCCCACACAGAATAGACCATTTGGTTCTTATGGGCTTCGGGCTTGTGCAGCGCCAGCAGGGCGATCGTTGCTTCTTCGCGGTTCATGTTGGATCTCCAAGTGAATGGGGGCGAAATCCCCCAGGGTTGGAATCAAGTGGGCGGGTGATTCAAAAAGCGCAGGACAAATCCGGTCTCTGTGATGCACCGACCGTGTTTCAGGATCATCAACATATTGGTGTACACGTTGTGCGACATGCCGGTCGGCATCAGCATGGCGTAGAAGTGGCCGGAGGGAATGCCATCGGGGCCGGCGGCTTCGATCATTTCGAGCATGATCTTGGCGGCTGTGCGTGTTGCCTCGATGAGCTTGACACGGCGCTCGATCGCCTCGGCGGTCTTCAAACTGGGATTCTGGTCCATGGGGGTCTCCAGGTGAATGGGGGCTCGCGCCCCCGGGTTCGATCAGTCGGCTTCCACTTCGGGGGCGGGCTCGGGTGGCACTTCATTGATGACACCAATGACGAGCTTGATGTCGAGGTCAGCGCCCCGGTCGCCCGGATCCGACGACAGGACAGCAGCGTCCTTGAACCCGCCGTAATGGCGCTCGCAAGGCTGCAACCTGGCAGCGACAGTCGTCAATACTTGAAGCTCGGCCGCGCTCAATTCGACGACTGAAGAATGGTAACCGGAAGTGATGACTACGTACATGGGGATCTCCTAAGGGGTTAACTATCGAACTATCGTGCTCTCTCATCGAGAATCTCGATTGTACCACGCGGGGGCTGGTCTGTCCAGCCCCCTTCCATGGTCAGTACTCGCCGTTTAGGGCGCGGCGCATATCAGGGGTCGGTCGGCCCTTGAAATTGAAGGCCGTCGGCAGCAAGCACAGGACATGGCCCTTGTGTTCAATGCACTTCATCCGGTCGCTCAGAGCGACGAGGAATTGGGCGCGTGCGATGACCTGGAGCTTGAAGCTCTTGTAACGAATGGCGTTGCTCACGCTACCTACTCCATGGTGTCTCCGAATCTCTTCAGGCAGGCGGCGGCCAGCCCTTCATCGGTGAATCCGCCTCGCGCCTCCTCCAGGGTCAGGCCCATGCCGTTGATGACCATGATTCGCAGCGCCTCGACCCGATCTGCGATCGAATTGGTCTCGTCCCTGACGAATTCGAAGATCGAATCGAAGGCATTGCCGTCTGACCACGCACGGATCGCTTCAAGGGTCACGGGCTTGATGTACTTCAGGTGGTTGCTCATGGGGGTCTCCAGGTGAATGCTGCTCAGCAGCGATTGATGTGGCCATCGGTGGCGTCGACGCTAAATTCGGCCCCGCTGGCCAGCACGACGATCACGCCATTCGCGTCGGCGTCCAGGCATTCCACCGTGTCGGTCGGCTGAATGACTCCCACCTTCAACAGCGTGCGCTCCAACTCTTCGTCGGCTTCATCGACTGCTGACGTGTCCGGGTTGCCCGATTTGTGCGCCAGCACGATGTCCAGCCACTTCGTGACTGCGGCGGCGATGAATGGCGCATCGATTGCGGCGCGATGCTCAGGGGATTGGTTCACGGTGGTCTCCAGGTGAATGGGGGCTCGCGCCCCGGGGTGGGGGGAATTTCCATTGGAACACAACCTCGCTGGGTTGTCAATCCCCCTTAGCGGCTGTGTTCCAGCGGAGGGGGCTTGCGCCCGAAGGTAGAGGTGGGAGAAGATGGCAGCATCGTCGCTGCTGAGGGTGAGAGTTCGGTAGCTCCCGTCTGCGTAGTTGAGGGCCACGACGATGCCATCCGGGTAGACATAGAAGGTTTGGCGGACGGTAAGCCCTCGGACTTCGTCGTAATAGGAATTGGCAGCCTCGGTTACTTCGGTGATGCGGCCGGCGTCGATGTCGGCGAGGAGTCGGCTAGCGTTCATGGTGGTCTCCGGTGAAGGGGCGGCGTGCGCCCCGAGGTTGATTAGGCTGCTTCGCGTTCGGTGGTGACTGCGGCACGGGCTGCGAGGATCTCGCTGTACTGCAGGAAGCCGTTCTTCACGGCGCCCCGGGCCTTGTTCCGCAGGTTCATCGACTGCTGGCCAGGGTTCAGATGGCGGTACGGGTTGCTCTCCAGCTTCATCGCCAGGATCAGGGTGGCCACGACCTGTTCACGGGGCAGGCCGTCCAGGGTCAGGGCCATCGCGTCGCCGCACATCGGGTTGCCGTTCTTGCCCTTGGCGTAGCGCTTGGCGGCGCTGCGAAGGACGAGCATCGGGCCGGTGTACCCGCCTGCCTTGGGGATGGCCACGGCGTCCAGGGATTCGGCGACGTAGGCCTTGGCCGCGTCGCCCGTCAGCCCCAGGGCTGCGGCGTCTTCGTGGAGTGCCTTCTCGTAGGCGGCGCGCTCTGCGGCACGCTTGGCGGCGATCTCTTCGGGGGTCTTTGTGGCGGGGGCCGGGGCTGGGGCTGCCGGGGCTTCGGCTGCCGGGGCTTCGGCTGCCGCCTTCTTGGCGGCGAGGTCTGCGTGCAGGGCCTTCTTGCTGGCGGCCTTGCGGGCCTTCTCGGCTGCGGCATTGGCTGCGACGGCTTCGGCTGTCTTGTTCAGGGCACGGGGGGCGGGGCGGTTGGCCATGGTGGTCTCCAGGGGGGTTGACGCAGCCGACATGGCTGCGGGGGGGCGAATCTCCATTGGACACCCGGACGAACACGACGACAACCCCTAAGGTTAGGGGGGTGGAGCCATGTGGCGCGGACGCAACAGCGGGGACCCCCCTCCAGGGCCCAGGGGGTGTGGGCCTTAGGCCAGGCCTGAGCGCTCCGGGGGCATTAGAGCGCATCCCCCTCCAGGAGGGGGTGGAGTGGCCCCTCCTGGGTCGAGGAGGGGGGTCTGTGCCCGGTGGTGATATACCCCTCCACCCCCCCTCCTATCTCTCTGATCACAGAGGGGAGGGAGGGGGGGTATGCCCCGGGAGGGATCAGAGACGTGGAGCACCGTAGACGGGGGGGCGCTCCAGGTAGGAGGGGGGGTGGAGGGGGGGTCTGGGCTGGAGGGGGTATCCACCCGTTTCCTGGGCGTCAGATGGGGGTCCAAGGGCCGGGGGCGGGGTCCCCCGCTGTTCTTCGGGTCGAATCGGTGGCGGGTCGGCCCTGGGCCGAGGGGCGGGGGACGACGCGGGCATTGGGGGTATTCGGCCTGCCGGCCAGGAGGCGGGGGGGCGGCTGGGCCAGCGGGGCGGGGGCATTCGCGTCCGATATGGGGGGAGGAGCAAGGCGCTAGCGCTCAGAAAAACCGCAACCCGGTCACTTGTCCTTTCACTATTTTCGAATTTTTGTTACACTTTGTTACAAAGTCCATGTTCCATCGTCCTCGCCCCTTTTCCCACGCTCCGGAGTCCTCTAACTCAGTGAAGCTATCTTGACACGAGCGCTCGTGTGTGGTCTACTCGCGGGTATGGATCAACAAACCACTCAGCCAGAAGCACGAAGTGCGGTGGAGTTGACTCGTCTCTCGATAGATGACGATAACTTCGCGATGGCTGTGGTCGAAACTGGCGGAAACCTAAAAGAGGCGTACATAGCGGTATTTGGTGAGGATCAATATGCCGCCGCCAAAGCGCGTTTGATGATTGCGCGGCCAGAGATCGTCGCACGAATGGCACAGCTGAGGGACTCTGTTCACGAGGCCGACCTCATTTCGGTGGAGTCGCACCTGATACAACTGGCCGAAATCCGGGATATCTCGATCAAGATGGGTGCGGTAAAAGTCGCTTTGCACGCTGAAGAGAATCGTGGCAAAGTTGCTGGCTATTACAAGGGCAAGGGAGAGGGGTCGGACACGAACAAGACACCTCATCTTCATACCCTGGCTGAACGTTTGCTCGCGATGACGCCTCAAGGTCGGCAGCAGATCGAAGATGTCGAATCCCGTCAGGTGTTAGGATGATCAAGAAGGCGGCAACCACTGTTGTCTTATTCACGGCGGCGCTGGTCGAGGCGTTTGGCGGCGCTTATTTGTCGCCAATGTACGACGATGCGCAGCCAGTACCTGAATTCCACCGCGAATGTTGGCACCTATACTGCTCGCCCGTTTCGAACGTAGCGATTGCAGCACCCCGAGGTCACGCCAAATCAACGGCCCTGACACACACATTCGGGCTTGCAGCCGCCGTCTTCCGGGTCGAATCCCACATTCTCATCGTCTCGGCGACAGAAGATCTTTCGATGGCTCACTTGGGCGACATGTCGAAAGAATTGCACGACAACGACGAACTGCGGGCCGACTTTGGAATCGATACCTTCTTGGTCGACGCGAAGTCTGAAATCATCGTGCGTTGCACGGACGGATACGAATTCCGGATCATCGCTCGCGGTTCGAACCAAAAATTGCGCGGGATGAAGTGGAACGGTCGACGACCGGGCCTGATCCTTTGCGATGATATGGAAGAGGATGAGCAAGTCGAGAACATCGACCGTCGCGCCAAATTCCGTAAGTGGGTCATGCGTGCGTTGATGCCCCTGGGCAGGCGCGGGTGCAAAATCAGGTGGCACGGTACCATCCTCCACCGGGATGCAATGCTGTCGCGTTTGATGAAGGACGCATCCTGGCAATCGCGGCTGTACAAAGCTCACGCCAGTTTTAGCGATTTCACGGACATCCTCTGGCCCGAAATGTGGTCGGAAGAGCGCCTGCGAGAGAAGCAAGCCGAGTACGTTAACCAGTTCGATCCGGGCGGCTACTCTCAAGAATATTTGAATGACCCCTTGGACAACTCTGAGGCGTATATCAAAGAAGAATGGTTCGTCAACGCGACCGAAAACCAACGCGATGCACAGCGCCAAGTATGTGCCGCAGCCGACTTTGCAATCTCGAAGGCCGATAAGGCGAACCGTACGTCATTGACGGTCGGGGGCAAATCGGTCGCCGGGGACATCATGCCGATGGACCAAATCGTCGGTCGCTTCGACTCGTTCGAAATCGTCGAAGAAATGTTCAACATTCAGAAGCAATGGCACCCCGACATCTTTTGGGTGGAGAAGGGCCAAATTTGGCTGGCAGTGGGTCCTATGGTCCGTAAGGCGATGATGGACCGCGACGTTTACATCAATGTTGTCGAAGTGGCCTCCATCAAGGACAAAGCCACTCGCGGGCGCCCATTCCAGCGCCGTATGCGCGGGGGCGGTGTAGTGTGGCCCTTCGAGGCGCACTGGTACCCGGGCATGAAGGATGAGATTCTTCACTTTACCGGCAACGCTGACGCCACCCTTGATGACCAGTTCGACTCAATGTCATTGCTGGTAGCCGGATTTGAGACGTTGGCCGAGGTCGAAGAGGAAGACTTTGAGTCTGATGAAGATCGCGACTTCCGGTCGGCTGACCCCCGTGTCACCGGTGGTCGTTCTGAAATTACGGGGTATTGAGGAATTTATGCGCGCCGATACGAAGATGAACTTGATGATGACCGTGACGTTGTTCGCAACCACGATGATCAACCGCAACAGCGAAGATGAGGTCGAAGGGGCCTGTCAAGCCTTCGTCGATATGATTGAATGTGCGATCGATGAAGGTGCGCATGACAACGGCTATCAATCGGCCATACCACAAATGGTGGTCCAGATGGGTGCGGCGTTGACCCCGTTCCCGCAAATTGACCCTGTCCCGCAAATTGACCCTGTCCCGCAACCGTCCCCGGAGGTTCCTGATGTCCAAGTGCCCATGCCCAGCCCCGTCCCCCAAGAAGCCCCCGCAGCAGCAGATGCCGCCAACGTCGGCACAACCGATTCCGCAGCGTAAGCGGATGGCCGGAGCCTGAAAATGAAACGCTTCGTTGTCGCCCCCAAGACCCTTGCCGAGAACCGGCAAGAAGTCATCGACGTTACCTATGCGTTGATTCCAGGGAGTGCCCTCACGGGGGTGACAGCGACTTGTATCGTTTATTCAGGTTCTGATCCAACCCCCGGTGCTGTCATAGGAAGTGGCCCGGTGATCGACCCGACTCACAACAGGGTGTACCTGCCTTTGCAAGGTGGGGTAGTGGGCACGATTTACCAGATCGTCGTAAAAGTCGAGACGACGATTCCGGCTGCTTCGGCCACTTCCTATGACACGTACTGCTGCTTCCTGGTAGTCATTCCGGACGCAATCTAATGAAACTCGAGACCACACTCAAGCTGTCAAAGGCTCTGACCCAAAAGTCGAACCTTACCGACATGTTCACCGACAAAGACCTCGGTGAAATCGGCGCGGCTGTGTACCAAGGGTTTGAACAGGACGATGATTCCCGTTCGGAATGGATGCGCCGGTATGAACTAGCCATGGATCTTGCGCTGCAGATCCCGAAGCAGAAAACATTTCCCTGGGTCGGCGCGTCAAATGTCAAATTCCCGCTGATCACGATCGCGGCCCTGCAGTGGCATTCACGTGCTTACCCGACCCTGGTATCGGGCACTGACATCGTGAAGTGTCGGGTCCAAGGTAAGGACGCGGACGGCAAGAAGCATGAACGGGCCGAACGCGTCGGCAAGTTCATGTCATGGCAGGTCATGGAGGAAGACGAGGCGTGGGAAGAAGAGACCGATCGGGCTCTGATCCAACTTCCCATTATCGGCTGCGTGTTCAAGAAGTCCCGTCGTCACGCGACGAAGGGCATCAATATTTCCGAGACCGTTTCGGCCAAGGATTTCGTGCTGAACTACTACTCGACGAGTGTCGAGACCAGCAGTCGCAAGACCCACATCATCCCGATGCATCGCAACACGATGCTCGAGCGCATGCGCTTGGGGGCGTTTCACGACTACGAAGACCAGCAATGGCTGTCGGCAGCGCCCGGCCAAATCACTCCGTCCGACCACACACATTCTGACCGCCGGACCGGGATGGCGCCCCCCGCGTTGGACCCCCAAGTGCCGTTCCAGACGTTGGAACAACATGTGCTGATGGATTTGGACGGTGATGGATATGCCGAACCCTACATCATCACCATTGAATACGGCAGCAAGTCGGTTCTGCGTATCGTTACCGGGTTCGAGTGGCAGGATGTGAAGATGGTCGGTGACAAGGTCATCAGCATCGCCCAACAGCAGTATTTCACGAAATACTCGTTCATCCCATCCCCTGACGGCGGTATATATGATATGGGCTTCGGAGCATTGCTCGGCCCGTTGAATGCTTCCGTCGACACGATTATCAACCAACTGATCGACGCCGGTACCCTGCTTGCAGCATCCGGCGGTTTCGTCGGTAAAGGTGTCAAGATTCGCGGCGGTGATCAGCGAGTCGACCCGTTCAAGTGGAACCGAGTCGATTGCACGGGCGATGACCTGACCAAAGGTCTTGTACCGTTCCCCCTCCGCGAACCGCCTACTGTGCTGTTTCAGCTGTTGGGTCTTTTGATCGACTATACGAATCGCATCAGCGGTTCCACCGACATCATGACTGGGGAAAACCCCGGTCAGAATACCCCCGCTGCGACCTCGCAGATGATGGTCGAGCAGGGGGCTAAGATCAACACCGCCATTTTCAAGCGTGTGTGGCGTGGCATGAAGAATGAGTTCGTCAAGCTGTACTCGATGAACCGGGTATATATGCCCGCTGAGGTTTACTTCGGTGATGGCGGTTGGGCGACCCGCGAAGACTTCACCGGGAACCCGGAAAATGTTCGTCCCGCTGCTGACCCGAATTTGGTCAGTGATGGGACCCGCATGCAACAGGCATCTTTCGTGGCGCAACGTTCCTCGCAGACGGCTGGTTACGATCGGGAAGTCGTCGAGAGGAACTTGCTCAAGGCCATGAAGATCGAAGAGATCGACACGATTTATCCTGGTGCGAAGAAGATGCCCGCCCCGCCCCCATTGAAGGTTATGTTGGAGCAGATGAAGGACCAACGCGAAATGGGCAAGCTCCAGGTTCGCATGCATGAGAAGATGCTGGAATTGGCCTCGACCCGCGACAAGAATGCCGCCGACATCGAGTTGATCAAGGCCCAGATCGTAGAAATCCTCGCCACCATTGGCGCGGCCAAGGGCGCGCAACAATTGAAGCTCTTCGAAACTCTCCTCAAGGCACGAGAGAATGAAGATCAACATCTGATTGCGCAATTGAAACTTTACGAGCAAATGAGTCAAGGCAATGGACAATCCGGAGATCCTCAATCAGGAGGAGTTCACCCAATGGCGCCATCATCCGGCAACGGAAGCGGTGCTGCTGGCCCTCAACCATCAGGTCCGGGAGGCCTCGGTTAACTGGACCAATGGCACTTACCTTACGGATGATCCGAACCGTACCCAACGCATCAACACTGAAGTGTTGGCCCGGGTCGATACTCTGAAAGGTGTCATCAACATGAGCTACGAAGATTATAAGGAATGCTTTAACCATGAATGAAGTCATCAACAATTCAGGTTTGCGGCCCGTTGGCCGTGCGGTCCTGGTTCAGCCTTATAAGGTTGAAGAGTACACCGCAGGGGGTCTGATCCTGCCTGACGAGGTTCGCAAGAAGGACCAACTCGCTGAGCAGCGTGCGGTGATCATTGAAATCGCCCCCGGGGCCTGGGCCGGTGAATCCACCCCCCGCGCCCAAGTGGGCGACCGGATTCTGTTCTCCAAGTGGGCCGGTTACCAAACCATCGGTCCTAAGGATGCAGGGCAGTACCGGATTGTCAATGACTCGGACATTTTCACAGTCATCACTGAAGGAGAGTAAGTCATGGATGTCGAGCAGAAAGCAATTGAACTGGGGTGGGTGCCTCAGGATCAGTTTCGGGGTGAGGCTTCGAAGTGGATCGACGCTGAAACGTTTGTGGCTCGCGGTGAGGAGATCATGCCGATCTTGCGCCAGAATAACAAGCGGCTGACGGCTGACCTGGATTTGACCCGGGCTGAAATCGCCGGCATGAAAGCGGCGCTGGCTGAAGCCAATGAGTCGATGGCGGCGCTCCGTGAACATAGCGAGACTTCCGCGAAGCGGGCTTATGACCAAGCTTTGCGGGACCTTACTGAGCAGCGGCGCGTTGCGGTACGTGAGGGGGATGGCGAGCGCATTGTCGAGTTGGAAGACCAGCTGGACGCGCTGAAGACCTCCGGCCCGGCGATCCCCAAAGCCGAGAAGAAGGCAACCAAGGAAGATCCACCGACCGGCACCCCAACTCTGAGCGATTCGGACAAGGCCGAGTATGAGGCTTGGCAGACCGACAACAAGGAATGGTTGTCGGACAAAACCCAATCGGCCTACGGGGCCAGTGTCGCGGCCTTCCTCCGCAGCACGAATCCGGAAGTCAAAGGTCGCGCATTTCTCGACCTGATTTCGAAAGAGGTTGAGAAGCGGTTTCCCAAGGAATCTCCCGTTAATCGCGTTGAAGGCGGTCAGCGCAACGATGGCCAGGGTACCGGCCGGAAAACCTTCGCTTCCTTGCCCGCTGATGCGAAAGAGGCTTGCACCCGTCAAGCCGAAAAACTGGTGGGCAAGAACAAGGCATTCAAGACAATGGCCGAGTGGCAAGCTCACTACGTCCAAACCTATGACTGGAGTTGAGCCATGGACAAGAATCCTCAGATGGTCGGGCAGTCGCCCGACGACGCGAATCCCTCGATCTCTCAGGAAGATCGGATCGAGACACAACGCGCCCGGCGTATTCCGATGAGCGTGCCTCAAGCGCGTATGGCGACCCCCGCCATTCCGGGATACCACCTCCACTGGTTCAACGACACGCCGGGCCGCATCATTCAGGCACAGAATGCGGGCTACACGTTCGTGAACATGGAGGAAACTCATGTGAATTCACGTGACGTTGCCGGTTCGTCTGAGGACTTCGGGTCTTCCGACATGGGCACCCGCATTTCCACGGTCGTGGGGGAGTCGGCGGATGGTGGCGCTCAACGCGCTTACCTGATGAAGATTCCCGAAGAGTTTTTTCAGGAAGATCAGAAGGCACTGGAATCGCGCAACGCTGCCATCGATCAAGCAATGCGCGCAGGTAAACAGAATCCGACAAACCCCGGCGATGATGCCCAGAGGTATGTGAAGACCTCGAGTGTCCGTCAATCCTTCAACAGGAGTTCCTGAAAATGCCCAACATCAATGCGCCTGCAGGGCTTGCCCCTGTCATGTATCGCAATGGTGCCAAGTGGAACGGGCAAGCGCGTTTGTACGCGATTGCCGCCGCTGACATCAATGCCATCTATGTCGGTGATCCGGTCAAGGTGACCGGCGCTGCTGACGCCAACGGCGTGCAAGTCGTTACCTTGGCCACGGCCGGGGCGATCATGCGCGGCGTCGTGGTTTCGGTCGGCGTGGCTCTGCCGTATGGCTACCAAGGCGGTCCGATGATCAACCCGAATGACCTGACCAAGACCAACCGCCCCTCCGGCGCGCAGTCGCAGGTTTACTTCGCGATGGTTGTCGATGATCCGAATGTGATCTTTGAGATCCAGGAAGCGTACACTGCCACTCCGACGACCAACGCCCAAATGGCCAAGAATGCGAACTTCGTGTACGCGGCCCCGGCGACTGGCGTTTACTGGTCCGGCGTGACCTTGGACCAATCGACGCTGGCGGTCACTGCCACGCTGAACTTGAAGATCCTCGGTGCCGTCCAGCGGCTGGACAACACTCCGTACACGACCTACCAGCGCTTGCTGGTGTCGATCAACAACCACGACTTCAACGCCGGCATCGTCGGCTTGTAAGTCACTGAACTTCAAGGAGAATCATCATGGCAGGTGGTGGCATCATCAACACTGGCTCGCATCCCAAGGCACTTTGGCCCGGGGTGCACGCGTTTTGGGGCCAGATCTTCAACGAGCATCCGCCCGAGTACACCGACTTGTTCGACATGGACACGTCGACCCAAGCATATGAGGAAGATGTTCAAGTCACGGGCTTTGGCTTGGCGCAGGTCAAGGGCGAAGGCGCTCCGATCAGCTACGACTCGGAAACGCAAGGCCCGGTCTCCCGTTACGTGCACGTGGCCTATTCCCTGGGCTACATCGTGACGCACGAAGAGATCCAGGACAACCTGTACGAGAAGCTGGCCATGCGCCGGGCGAAGGCCAATGCCTTCTCCATGACGCAGACGGTCGAGAACCTCTCGGCGGCGTTCTACAACCGCGCGTTCAACGCGAGCTACACGTTGGCTGATGGTCAGCCGTTGTTGAGCAGCGCCCACCCGTTCACCACGGGCGGCAGCTTCTCAAACCAGTTGACCCCGGCAGCGGACCTGAGTGAATCGGCCTTGGAAGACATCTGCATTCAGCTGATGGGCTTCCAGACCGATCGCGGTCTGCTGATCAATGTGATGCCGCGTTCGCTGCACGTGCCGCGCCAGGAATGGTACAACGCCAACCGCATCTTGAAGTCGGTGTTGCAAAACGACACCGCCAACAATGCGATCAACGTCTTGGCCGCGACCAATGCCTTCCCCGAGGGCATCAAGCTGAACCACTACTTCACGGCACCACATGCGTGGTTTGTCCGCACCAACGTGCAGAACGGCCTCACATTCTTCTGGCGCGAGAAGCCATCGTTCGACCAGGACAACGACTTCGATACCAAGAACGCCAAGGCCGCAAGCTACATGCGTTTGTCGATGGGTTGCACTGATCCCCGTGCGCTGATCGGTTCCAACGGGCCGTAACAAGCCTCTGGTGAGAAAACAGTTTAGGGGGGAGCTGTTCAAAACCCCCCGCCCTCTCCAAGATGCGTCGGCTTCCGGCGCGTTTCAATAAACGTCTTAGGAGAATCCCATGGCTGGTCCCGTTCGTTTTCCCCGTGGTTTGTCGACCTTCCCGTCGCGCCATACCCTCAATTCGTTCCCCATCGGCACGAGTCCCTCGCAGATCGCCTTCTTTGAAGACTTCCTGCCGTACCGCGCCGGTGATTACTTGGTCACCCAGACCAACGGCAGTGCGACCCCCTTGTCCTTCAACAGTGGCGCGATCAAGTTGGCCACCACCGGCACGACCGCTGCTGATAAGATCCAGATGATCCGCAACGGCAACGTCGCGGGTCCTGGTGCATTGCCCTACGCATTCATCCCCGGTCAGCAACTCTGGTATAACTGCCGTGTGGCCTATCCCCGTTCGGTACTGAATACCAACGATACCGACATCCAGTTCGGTCTGTTGAGCAACACCGGTGTGGTTGGCAACAATGCCGCTTACTTCAGCAAGAGTGCTGGCGGTACGGCGGTGGACTTCATCCTCAAGCAAGGTGGCACCACCACCAAGTTCAACAACATCGGTGATCTGGCCCTGCCTTCCGGCATCTATGGCGATTCCCAGTCGACCAGTGGCGTCTTGCGGGCCACCATCGCAGGCAATGCGTTCAGCCAGATTTCGGTCGCGCAGCCGGGTTCCGGTTACATGGTCGCGCCGCTGATCTTGACGACTGCTGCTGCCGGTGGTACCGTAGGCAGCATTCCGGCGATCTGCAGCCTGGGTTCCGCTTCTTTTGCGGCCAATACCGGTGCTCCGATCCAGACCACCCAGTTGCCGTACGCTTCGCTCTATGCCCCGTTCATCAATAATGCGGGCAGCGGCTTCACCAACCAAGGTCCGCTGAACACGCTGCTGGAAGTGGAACCGCTGCTGGACTTTTCGTTTTATTACGATGGTGGCGATACGATCTTCGTGGGCGTCAACGGTCGTACGTTGTTCTCGATCGGTGCGTCGGGCAACCCGGCTAACTCCATCGTCCTGGGCAACAACACCAACATGGCGAGCTATGCGGGCGGTCCGAGCTTGTATTGTGGTTCGAACCTGTCGGCGAACATCATGCCGGTTCAGCAAGCCCCCGGGTCGGTGTTCGGCATTGCGCCTTTCGGCGGCATGGCTCCGGGCTTCGCGATGTCGAACACCACAGCCGCTGCCCGGTCGTTCTATATCATTGAGAACTCGGTCGCGGTGGAGTACCTCTGATGCTTCAATTCCGCGCCCACATGATTCATGATGCGATCAAGAATGCGTCGGTCCAGCTTCAAGCGTGGCCGTCTTATGACGACTGCAAGTCCGAAGAGTGGTACACCGTCATCGCATTGAAGAACTTGCATCACCCCGCTGTTACCGTCCGGGTCGACGCCGTGTTTCATGTGATCGCGGAAGGTATGGAAGTCCAATTCGGTTGGGGCACGCAAGGTGGTGACGTTGAAACCTTCATGCAGTTCAGTGGCCGTGGTCGGATTGACTTCTCCGAAGTGTCGGGTATCCATGCGGTCGGTCTTCCGTCGCCTTTGTCTGAGGTCAAATTCAGGATCATCGGGGAAATGAAAAATCCCTCCCCGGTGATCCTGATCACCTTGGATCTATCGAAGCATCAAGGAGTGCAATGATGGGTTCCTCTCAAGCAGTCTACCTGAAGGCGGGGGAACAGCCCCAGTACTTTCAGTTCGGCCCCCCGGCGTTCGGTGCGTCAAATCTGACCACCACCAACCAATCCAGTCAGCCGATCTATAAGGAGGGGCTCTACTCGACCTTCCAGGCGATCCTGACCGGTATCGGGGTTCTCGCGGCTACCGTGACCCTCCAGGTGTCGAACGAGGACGCTACTGGCCGGGGTTACATCCTCGGCGGCGGCAATTCCCCAGGCGGTCCTGTCGATACGGCGAATGCGTCACCCACGCTTACGTCGCGGGGGTTCCAGTTCACCCCGAATCTCATTGGCGCTCTGGTCATCGCCCCGAATGTGCCTGCGGGCACAACGGTTTCGGCAGTCGCCGCGAATGGCGGTTCGCTTACCATGAGCGCGAACGCAACCGCTTCGGCCTCCGCAGTTCAGGGTTCGATTTTCGCCCAGAACTGGATCGCGACCCCGCTGGCCACGATCACGTTGAACGGTTCGACTTCCGTCAGCGATGGTTTCACAACCACCGCCCCCTGGCGGTATGTACGTGCCGTCGTTTCCGGACTGACCGGTACGAATGCTGCCGTCGCGATCTTGATGGGGTGCTGAAATGTCAGTATCTGTCAACAATCAAGTCGCGGGCAATGTCTCGTTCAACCTCGCCACCCAAGCGGGGTTGAACGCTCTTTCGCACGGCTACACAGTCAGTCCGGTCGGCATCAAGACCGGTATCGGTGCGCCGGTCTTTCCTTCAGATATGGGGAACATCAGTACCTGTGTCCCGGGGATGGGCAACTGGTGGCCGATGACCGATGGCGGGGGCACGATCGTCACTGATGACTTCGCCATGTTGCCGATGAACCTGTTGGGGACTTCCGGTTCCCAATGGGACGCCCGGTACCCTGGTGTCACGCTGAACGGTACGAACAATGCGTTGCAGATGCCCTTCGCCGGGTTAGTGGCCCCCGCTGCTTGGCCTTATGCCGGACTTCGACATTGTACGAACCTCGCCTCGTTGGCAGTTGGTGATGCTATCTACGTCTGGGGCATTTTGACTCACGACACGTCGTTCGGGTCGTCGTGCTACATCTTCCAATCTGGCCTGGGTGGTGTCAATGGTTGGGGCATTCGGGCCAGCAACCAGACGACCCTTGCATTCGATCATCGAGCGGCTGGGTCGTCCAACAACGATATTGAACAGTTCGGGATATCGCTGAAGGGCAGCAGTGCCAACAACACCCGCACGGCGTTCGCGCTGATGGTCACCCCGAATACGAACGGTCAGACCATCGAATGCCACCTCCACATGAAGTACATGGGTCAGCCGGTTCGTGACAACTCATGCTCGATCCTGAACATTGCTCGGAACGGCATTGGCGGCTCCAGTCCCGCGACTTACGCGGCGGCGCAGATCGCCTGGGGTTGTAGCACCAACAGTTCTGAGGCCAGCACTAGCAACTACATGAAGGCATCGATGCTGAACATGGGCATCTGGCGGCGCGAAAGGGTGGCCGGGCTGCCCAAGAGCATCGTCGAGAACCTCGCCAGGGACCCCAAGTCCTTCCCTGCGGCCCTGTACGTCTAAGGAGATCGTTGTGAGTTCAATGCACGTATTTCTCGGTTGCATCCGGCCTTCGTACCCGGTCAACCCGAAGCATATCCTCGCGGGCGGTATCTCCAGTTTGGCTAGCCTCGGCGACTTCATCTACAACTACCAAAACTTCTACCGGGGGGCGTCCGATTCGACTCCCCAAATCGGATATCTGAAGAACGGTTCCGGTGCTTCGGTCCAGTTCGGGGCGGCGGTGAACGGACAGCTACCTGCCGGTGCTGCCGGTACCGGTGTTGTGGGCGGGTCTGGTTACCCGACTGGAACGATGGTCGTTACTTTGACCGGCAGCGGTGGTAATACGGCCTATGGCACTGCTACTTTCGTGGCGGGTGCATTGACCGGGGTCACATTGGCCAGCGCCAACAACTTCGGCGGCGGTATCGGTGGCTACAACAACGCTGGTGTAGCCACCTTCACGATCGATGACATCGGGACTTCGGCCTATGTCCTGCGCCAGATCCTGAATGCCTGGAGTACGGTTGACAAGTACAACCTATTGATCGCGCCGACGTCGTATAAGAAGTATGCCATCTGTGACGACCATGAATGGTCCGACAACTGTGACTGGACGGTCACCAAGTTGAATAGCCAGTTCGGCGGCGGCATCTTCTCGAGTGCCGCTGATGTTGGCCAGTACTATCTGAAGCAGCAGACCGGCCTGGCCTCCTTCATCACGGCGTACACCGACGTTCCGGCGTGGCGGACGTATGGGGGCGATGTTCCCGCTGCATTGGTTGGTACGTTGACGAGTGGCCAGATCCTGATCAAGGATTTCTACATCGACTTCGATGACAACGGCGCGGTGGTCGGCACTTCAGTTGCTCCAGCCCCCGGGGGCACGCATCGGCATTACTACACCGATTCGGTCGGCAGCAAGAGCCCGCTTGGTGACCCGGACGATGGGACTCCCGGCACGAATGGTGTCGTGAAGACGATGTACGGGGCTGGTCAGAAAGCCCGATTCCTTGCTGCGGCCCAAGATGCGACCAACAAGGGCATATTCTTTGTCTGGTGTTCGAGCAAGGACAAGTACAACGTCGACAACGGTGACGGTGATTACGTCTTCAGCTTCGAACGCGATGCAATCCTGACTGCTTTGGATGCGATGGGCTGCAGTTACTTGGTGGTCACCAGCGACCGTCACAACATGCATGCGTCACACGCCTACAAGGCCGATGGTGCGGCCTATGATGTCGAAGTTCTTTGTGGCTGCCCGACCGCCACGGAAACGATGGGGATGACCCCATATGCCCAGAATGACTGGATGGACGGTAGACCTGATTCGACTGGCTTCACCCGGGTGTACTGGGATAGTTCGGCACGAACTATGTACGCGGCGATCGTTGACCACAACTCGGGCGACATCCTGAAGGCCATCGCGGTCCCGATGGGTTCGCGCAAGGCATCGATGAAGTGGGTCAGCCATCGTCGGCCTTATCCGCCGTTGAACGACCTGAACGCCCTTCCGACTGAGCAGATGTTCACCCTGTTGTCGACCGGCTCAGCGCCTGCACAGCAATTCCCGATCCCGCTGGCCCCTTGCCTCTATGCGAACCTTCCCGCCGTGGCAGCGGTGCCTACCAACACTAGAATTCGGGTCCTGGATGTTGGTACGAAGGGCAGCTGGTGGTATAACCGGGGTGACCTCTGGTTCCCGGATGGGCCGATCACGGTCACCGGCACGCCGCTTGGGGTTGTGGTGGCCCCGGTCGGGTCAATCGCGGTCCGGACGGATGGGGGCGCGGCTACTTCTTTTTACGTGAAGGAAAGTGGTACCGGTGCCTCGACTGGCTGGGTGGCCAAGTAATGTCGGACACCCAAAGACCCCTGGTGGACACATCCGACCTCAAGGATGCGCTTGCGGACGTCCTCCGCGAATACTTCATGGATTCGGCGGTCGGTGAAACCGAGTCCGCGAATTCACATGCGATCCACCACGAATGGATCGCTCTCCAAATGGCTAAGGAAGAACGCCGCAAGATATTCTGGCGGGCGATTGCTACCAAGGCTTTTCCGACTGCTCTCGTTTTCGTCGTGATTTCGGCCTGGACGGCGGGATGGGGCATAATTGTGAAACTCTTCTCGGAGCATTGGAAATGAAGGATTCGTCTTACAATCCTGGCGACTGGAACTCCACATGTTACCGATGTGGGATTAAGTTCAAGGCCAGTCAGTTGCGTAAGACGTGGCAGGGGTTCTATGTCTGCGATAAGGACTGGGAGCCCCGTCATCCCCAAGACTTCGTGAAGAGTGTCCCAGACAACCCTGGTGTCCCCTGGGTCCAGCATGTAAACTGGGCCTATGTGGGTCCTGACTTCGCAACTCTGCTGATCGCAGAGAATTACGGTTTTTTGATGACCGAAGACGGTCTATTCATTCAAGTGGAGTGACATCATGGCGGGTGACGTTAAAATTTCGGGGCTTCCAGCGACCGGTGCCGTCGACGGGTCCGAAGTGGTCGCAGTTGTCCAGGCAGCTGCGACCAAACAGGTACTCCTTACGACCATCCGGACTTGGTTGGGCTCTACGTTTGCGACGATAGCGAATTTGACGGCACTTGCATTGACGGTGGCCGCGAACACGTTGCGGATCAGTACTCTTGAACAGTACTCCGTGAGCGTGGTCACCTTCGGCGCCGATCCTACGGGGGCCGCATCCAGCGTTGCGGCATTTCAAGCGGCCATCGATTCGACGCCTGACGGCGGAGTTGCCGTGATTCGGGTCCCACAGGGCACGTATGCGGGCGACTTCACCGGGTTGAATTATGGTACCCGTCAAGTGATGTGGGCGGATGAATCCGGGACCGCTTATCCGGGCGGATTTCCGTCGATGACTCGCAGTGCCACGTTCTCCGGGCCGTCGATGATTTTCCCGTCGACTTTGGTTCCTTCCAAGCATTTGCGGCAGTTCAGCACCCAACAATCTTCTGCGGGGGCCGGGGTTCGACTGGGTGTCCCGACAGTGGCTGCGGGGGCCGTGACAGGCATTTCAGTTGTGGCTGGCGGCGGGGACTATGGTCCGTACTGCCGTGTTCTGATTTCAGGTGATGGATTCAACGCCACTGCGCACCCGACAATTGTTGGTGGGGTCATTACCGCCATTGTGGTGGATACGGGCGGCGCTGGCTATTCCTCTGGTAACGTCAACGTCTATGTTGTTGATGGCCCAGTTGTGGTGGTCGTGGGAGATTCGATCTCCACCGAAGACCCCCCGCCCGACAACACTACTGAATCTCAATGGACGTTGATCAAGCGCGCCATTCAGCGGGACAACCCTTCGGTGGCGGTGAACATCTTCAATCGGGCTGTCGGTGCCCAGACGTTCACGAATTATAGTACTACGGCGAACTCCAATTTTCCCATATGGTACAACAACACCGGCAAGGCTTGGTTGGAGTACATTCGCGAACTGCAGCCGGATTTGGTTATCGTCGCATTTGGTATGAATGACCGCGAAAACTTCGTGTTTTCACAATTCAAATCCGGCATGCTGACGATGCTGGCGTGGACCCGCAAGCCTGATATCGTGTTCATCACGAATGCCATACCATCGAAGTTGGCCGCAGATCCCAATATTTCCGGGGATCTCGCTCAAACGGGCCGCGATGCGACTGCCGGATACGTGCGCAGTTGGGCTGAGTATTTCGGCCTCGGTCTCGTTGACCTGCACCGCCAATCTCGGCTGGTTCGTGACGGGCTGGATTATCGCCAATCCTGCCTGAAAGCGGTTTACAGCACCCGCGTTTTTGCTTCGCCGTGGACATCGATAGTGCGGTGTCAAGATTTCTACGTGTCGGCCACATTCTCCGCGATCGCTGCTGGCTGGTGGACAGGCCGGATTATCAAATTCGATATCGGTATGACTGGGGTCAACAGCCAAACCCAGATCTTTGTTGATGACGACGCTGGTAGTCTTCGGTTCAGGCTGCGGGACATCGTGCCGTTTCCCTCGGTTTTATACTCGGATCAGATCGTTCTCACCACTCCATACCCGACGCCGACTTCAGGGGATGTGGTCGTCGAAGTCACGATCTATGACACGTGGGGTGAAGTCAAGGTCAATGGCAATGTGTTGTACTCGGGCACGATGCCACGTTATTCGGGTACGTTCTACCCGAAGATTGATGCGGGGGTCGAGAACCCGACGATCACCTTCAACGCAGGTGAATTCGTACAGCAGACTCCACGATTGACCGATTACCAGATTTGGGGGTATGGCACTGGCAATGCCTATAAGGGCAACGCCCAGAACCACCCGTCCAGTGTCGGGGTGAAGCACCTGTGGGCTCCGGTGATCTTCGGGACGAATTGGGCACATAGCCCGGTGACGATCAGCGGCCAGACGAAGGCTACTGCTAATTTCATCGGCATAGGTGAGAGGAACCCTCTCGGACTGCTGCACATCACCAAGGTCGGGCGGTCTACTCCTATCGACCCGATTGGTAATGCTAATAACCTCATACTGCAGGATGAGGTATCGCCTGGGCTGTCGTTCTTGTCCAGCCGCACCGGTGTTGGTAGAATAAATATGGGGGACGAAGATGCCCCCGATCAGTTTATCCAGGCTTATAACCACAATGACAATACCTGGACAATGACCCACTCCGGTACATTGATTCGGCGTACGTACGTGAATAAAGAGCAGGTCTTTATACCGGCCGGTATACCTTCGTACGCGAAAGCGTCATTGCCGTCTGCGAATGGCACGCCATCTTGGATATTCGTCAGTGACGCCACGGGGGGCGCGATCCCGGCGTTCAATGACGGATCTAACTGGCGTCGGAGTGATGACCGGACCATTATCGTTTAAGGAACACCATGTCCGCGAATACTGTAGTTCGTCTGATCCAGCAAGCCTACGAGAATGCAAAGGTCGTAGGCTCTGGTATGGAGCCCAATAGTGAGCAATATGCTAAGGGGTTCAAGCGACTCACCGATCTGGTTGCGTGGGAACAGACCCAGGGGGTGAAAATATTCACCATTCAAGAGTACTCCTTGGCTCTGACTCAGGGACTGGGGACGTACACATTCGGACCCCTTGGGACCCAGGTCATGGCGAAGCCTTACCGCATCGACACTTGTTGGTACGAAGATGCTCAATCGATTCGTCGCCCTATGGACCGGATGACTTGGGATGACTACACCCGACTCCCGGAAGATGTGAATCAGGGGTCAGTGCTGAAGTATCTCGAAGACCGCCAGGAAGCTTTGGTCACGCTTAAATTTTGGCAGTTGCCGGACGAGACAGCTGCCGCTGGCACCGTGAAATGCTTGCTGCGTCGCCAACTGGTCCCATACGTGACCCTGAATGACGACTTACAGTTTGCGCCTGAATGGTTTATCGGATTGGCTTGGTTGTTGGCCGATGAGTTGGCTTCGAACCAGAACCAAGCTATTCAGGCCAATTGCCGTAACAAGGCGGGCATGTACATGGGGACTTTGCGTGACCAAGACGTCGAGCAGGGTTCCATTTCATTCTCCATGGATACGGGGCACGGGAATGACCGACACTACTGGTGATAAACAAGGCCCGATTGGGATCCCTCTTGCCATCCAGCTTGAGGTTCGACCAGCTTTGTCTGGTCAGGGCACGATCAATTATCCTGAATCGGTGCGGGACAGTGCCCATTCGATCAACACCATCACTGATGAAACAGGGGTGATTCCTCGGCCCGCCATTCATTTCAAGAACAATACTAACGTCGGTGCCGGTCGGGGCATGTACGAATACCATGGCGCTTTGTTGTTGGCCGAAGGTAACATGCTCTACGGGGGCGGGGTTCCCCTCGGTACGACCGATATCGATAATGGTCCTATCGGAATGTGTGGGTCGGCGGGGGTGTACGGAGTTCTTCTGACGTCGCCGGTCGGGGGGTATTTCTGGGATAATTCGATCCTGACCACGATCACCGATGCGACCTTCCTGGCGATCGTTCAACGGCAAACGAGTTGCGCTTACCTCGACGGTACGTTCTATGTTTGCGGTAAGTACGGCGACATCTGGGGTTCGAAGTATCTGAACAGTGCCATCGACTGGGATCCACTAAACCGCATCAATGCGTGGGCAGAACCGTCAGATCTGCTCGGAATCGTGACCCATCGTGAATACCTACTGGGTCTCAAGGAACAGTCAACAGCTGTCTTTTACGACGCGGGTACGCAGACCGGTTCGCCTCTCGGCGCACTGATGAACCTGAATCTGCCTTGGGGATGTGCCAATTTCGCAACGGTCCAAGAGGTTAATCGCGATCATATCTGGGTCGCGAATCACGAGAAGTATGGCCTCCAGGTCGTCAGGGTGTCAAACCTTCAAGCGAAGCCGATCTCCACCCCTGCGGTCGACCGATACCTTCAACGGAACCAATTCCAGATCACCCAAGCCCAGTCTTGGTCGGGCCGTGCATTCGGTCACTGGCTGTACGGTATCAATTTTCTGTCGTCTGTGACCGGGCGATGGGTTTCACTGGTATGCGACCTGAATACCGGCATCTGGAATTTTTGGTCGAATTCCATCGGTGAGGGGTACGGCTTCCGGGCGGGTGCTTCCATCAAATTCCCGACTGACCGACAGGTTTATCTACAAACCGCGAACTCAGGGTATTATTACCTTGATGAGATCGGTTACAAGGATTCTGATGCGGTGGCGGCTCAGTACGACATCCGGGTTGAATTGACCACAGTCATGGTGGATGGCGGTACTTCGGTTGAGAAGACGGGCAATCGGCTTGAAGTATTGGCCGATTACCAGAGCAACGGCAAGATCTATGTCTGCTGGAGCGATGACGACTATCTCACTTGGTCCCCCTGGCGTGAAATGGCCATGGGGGGCGCGAATTGCTACCTGGATGACCTGGGAAATTTCAGGCGGCGTGCTTTCAAATTCCGTCATGAGAGCAATTCCCCATTCCGGATCAAGTCGGCGGTCCTGTTTGTGATGGCGGGTCTATCATGACTAGCGGTCTGAAGAATGCCCGGGTCGTCATTGACCCCCCGATTACTGATCGGTTATGGGATGAGAACCTGCAGCGGGTCACTCCGAAGTGGATGCAGTGGGTCATGGGCATCACCGGACAGGTGAACCGCACATCGCCTCGTGCTCCCGTGACCCTGGCCCCCACGACAGGTGCCTTCATATGGACTTCGAATATAGCGGGCGACAGCCGTGTCCTGGTAAGTGGGGGGACGGTTTCAGCTATTGCGCTCAGTAGGGATGGCGTGATATACTACGCCACGGGGGTCGTGGCCGGGGTGATACCTATGTCGCAAGGCGATTTCATCAAGATCACGAATACGGTCGTTCCGACTGTCGTCGTAATTCCAGCGTAGGAGAACAGCATGTCAGATTTGGCCGGATTCGATCTCAGTGGGTTCAGCGACCTGATGGGTGGCGGGGGAAGTGGTGGGGGTGGTGGCTTCGACTGGGGCGGTCTCCTAGGCGGCGTTGGAGGCTTGTTCAATTCGGCGGGTAACATTGCTGGCGGGATATGGGGCAACAACCAAGCCAAATCCGATCAGCAGATCCTTCAGCAGGCGTACGGTTTCAACGGTTCGCGCCCGATGTACGCGGACAAGCTCAATACCTTGATGGCCGATCCCTCTTCGATCACCAAAGACCCGGGCTACCAATTCCGTATGGATCAGGCCATGCAGGGCTCTTCTCGGCAGATGGCGGCGCAGGGTTTGACCGGCAGTGGTACCGCTGCACAGGCATTGACCGACACCGGCTCGAAAGTCGCGGGCGATGAATTCAAGTCGATGTTTGATATGCTCAGCGGGTTGTCGGGCGCGAATTTCAACCCCGCTGATTACTTCAAGGGCATGATGTCAACACAACAATCCCAACAGAATGCGGCGGGCCAAGCGGCAGGCGGTGGTGGGGATATGTTGGGCAGTCTGTTCGATATCGGGTCTAAGATCCTGCCGTTCTTCCTGTAAGGATCCGCCATGCCAGATTCAGTTCAACCGTTCGACCTGAACCAAATCCGGGGGAGTACCCAAAACCTCCGGATGGACCTGGAGAAGAAGCAACTTGATCTGAACCAGATCAAGCAGCAGTACTCCGAGCAGAATGCTATGGTCAAGGATCTCCAGCAGATCGACCCGGCCCTGGATTTCTTGGACAAGCTTACCAAAGCCCAGGAAGTGGCGATGGCTCACGGTAGGCTCGAAGATGCCACCAAGATCACGAATTCGATTGGTATGCTGGCCTATCGCAAAGAGTTGACCGATTCACGTAAAGCACTGTCCGAGAAGCAACGCATCGAGGGCGAGGCCAAAGAGCAAGATTCCGTGTTCAAGGCTGTCGGCGTTCCTCAAGATGAAGAAGGGTGGAACAGCGCCCGGATGATGGCGTTGTCGATGCACCCGAATCTTCCTGAGGAGACGCGCAAGATGCTCCAGCAGCCATGGTCCCCCGGGCTGAAGCAATTTCTCGAAAACAGGTCCATGGACCCGGCCAAGAGGGCTGAACTCGACCAGAAGAGTGTTGAATCTGATGCACGGGTTCGCGCTGATCAGGCATTGGAGCAGCAGCGCCTTGCTACTGCTGAACGCACAGCTAAGCTGTTGCCTTATGAAGTTGGTGAGAAGCGTGCGGCGACCTACGCCCACTCGGCTGCCGCCGATCTTTCGGCCACCCGTGCCCGCATTGAAACGGAACGGCTGGCGGCTGAAGCCAAGAATGGCGGCAAGAACGTCCCGAAGCTGATCGAACCAACCAAAGAAGATCGGGTTGATACTGAAGATGTCCTGAAGCAAAAATTCCCGGAAGGCTTGGGTGGCTCGGACATGAAGGCGGCGCGGGTATATCTCGCTGCTGAAGCCAAGAAGATCCAGACCCAGGACAGGTCCGATTTCGGATCGGCCCTGCGCAAAGCACTCGTTAAGAATGATGGCCTGGTCTATGTGAAGAGCAAGTCGATGTTCGGTAAGCCGACGTACGCCTTCAAAGAAATGCCGACTGATTTGCCTGCGGGGTTCGTCTTCAAGGGCCGGGTCTCGCCCAAGGGTAATCGGGTCTTTGAGAACAAAGACGGTCAGATGTTGGAGGATCAGTAATGCCTCTCGTCCCATTCGACGGCCAGCCGATCGACACCAGTACGGCTGTTGCTCCGCCCCCGCCTCCCCCGCCTCCCCCGCCTCCCCCGACTCCCGGGGGTCCCCCCGCCCCGGTGTCAGCC